CCACTGGCAGCACGCCTTCGAGCTGCACGCCACCGGCACCGACCTGCCGCAGCAGGACGGTGTGATCAACCTCGTCGCGCGCGGCGCCGAGCTGCCCGGCGCCGCGCGGCTGCTGGTGTTCGACGACATCTCCGAGATCGTCTCGGCCCAGCGCGCGCAGGCCTGGGGCGAGGTGGCACGGCGCCTGGCGCACGAGATCAAGAATCCGCTCACGCCGATCCAGCTTTCCGCCGAGCGGCTCGAGATGAAGCTCTCGGGCAAGGTGGCGGCGCCCGAGCAGGCGATCCTGGTGAAGTCGGTGAAGACCATCGTCGACCAGGTCGATGCGATGAAGCGGCTGGTGAACGAATTCCGCGACTACGCGCGGCTGCCCGCGGCCGACCTGAAGCCGGTCGATCTCAATGCGCTGCTGGCCGACGTGCTGCAGCTCTATCACGCCGAGAACCTGCCGATCGCGCTGCGCTCCGAGCTCGACGTGCGCTGCCCGCCGATTCGCGGCGACGAGCAGCAGATCCGCCAGGTCATTCACAACCTGCTGCAGAACGCGCAAGACGCCGCCGAGGCCGCGGCCAGCAGCACGGGCAGGGCGGGCGAGGTCGTCATTCGCACACGGTTGGGCGATTCGGGCCAGCGCGTGCGCCTCACGGTGCAGGACAGCGGCCCGGGCTTTGCAGAAAATATTCTGAAGCGCGCCTTCGAACCCTACGTCACGACGAAAACAAAAGGTACCGGTTTGGGGCTCGCGGTGGTCAAGAAGATCGCGGATGAGCACGGCGCGCGCATCGAGCTTTCCAACCGCGTTGTCGACGGGGCTGTGGCAGGGGCGCAAGTCTCGCTATCATTCGCGCTGGCAGGCGAGCCGCGGGCAGCGGTCGCTCACACCGAAGACTCGAAGTCTTCCACCGCCTGAGCGCCAACGAAATCCAGCGCGAGGGCGCTGGACAGGCCAGCGGACAAACACATACCAGCGCACACAACAAGCAGCACTCATGGCAAACATTCTCGTGGTCGATGACGAGCTGGGCATCCGGGACCTGCTCTTCGAAATTCTCAATGACGAAGGCCACAACGTGGAACTCGCGGAGAACGCAGCCGAGGCGCGCGCCGCACGCCAACGCGCGCGGCCCGATCTCGTCCTGCTCGACATCTGGATGCCCGACACCGACGGCGTCACGCTGCTCAAGGAGTGGTCCACAGCCGGCCTCCTGAGCATGCCGGTCATCATGATGAGCGGCCACGCCACCATCGACACCGCGGTCGACGCAACGCGCATCGGCGCCTTCGCCTTTCTCGAAAAGCCGATCACGCTGCAGAAGCTGCTCAAGGCCGTGGAGCAGGGGCTCGCACGCGAGAGCGCACGGCGCGCCGCTGCAGGCGTGGTGCCCGCGCCGGTCGGCGGCCATCAGGCAGCAGCGATCACCACGACGGGCGACAGCATGCTGATGGCATCGCTGGCCTCGGTGCCGGTTCCGGATGCAGGTCCGCAATCGACCCAGAGCTTCGACCTTGATCGCCCGCTGCGCGATGCGCGCGACGGATTCGAGAAGGCGTACTTCGAATTTCACCTGGCGATGGAGAACGGCTCGATGACCCGCGTCGCCGAGAAAACCGGCCTGGAGCGCACCCATCTTTATCGCAAGCTCAAACAACTTGGTGTCGATCTTTCAAGAGGGCGCAGAAGCGCTGTATAATCTAGGGCTGCACACAAAGGCCCGGTAGCTCAGTTGGTAGAGCAGCGGATTGAAAATCCGCGTGTCGGTGGTTCGATTCCGCCCCAGGCCACCATATCCCGTAAGGCGCTACAGCTATCAAAGTTGTAGCGCCTTTCTCGTTTTATTCCCGTGGTGGGAACTCACGTTAGTTTCATGGCGCTTCGTCGGTGGTACTGAAGCGCAACCGATCTATCCGCTACTAGCAGTGTTTTTCGCGTCTGTGAAACTCCGGAGACCTTCGCTTTTGTTAGTAGTGCCAACATTCGGCAGTAGCCCGGTAGTACCGGGGGTTGTCTTTTATGGTAGTGACGAAGCCGTCAATTACTGTGAGAATCTTGTTGTAGAGGTTCGAATTCCGAATACTCTGGAGAAACAATGGAACTCGTAGATTTGAAATCCTCAAGGCGCAAGGCATTTGCGGCGGGGGTTTTGCGCGGCCTCGCGTCTCCGCTGATGGTCTATTCCAGTTTCAGTCTCCCGGCTTCCGCAGTCCCCGTGGTGCAACATGTGCCTAACCCAGCGAAGGGCACTGACGGATTGCGCGGCGACTGGCGACGCGTCGGCCAACATCTGAAAGACTCTTTCGAGGCCGAAGCTCGTAAGCATGGCTAAGCCGCCTTCGAGGCGCGCAGGTGCAGTTACGCCTCAACCGAGAGTGCTCACGCAGCGAACCGAAGTTCGCACGCATAGCGGCCCAATTCCAGCTCCCGAAGATCTAGCGCGCTACGATGAATTGCTGCCAGGAGCGGCTGAGCGGATTTTGGCTATGGCTGAAATGGAGCAGCGCCATCGCACCTCGATGGAGCAGGCTACCCTCATTTCCGATCAGCGGCACCGGAAAGACGTGCTTGATGCCCAGGGCGCCAACGCGCGCGGCATCTTTCGGAGTGATCTACTGGGGCAGACACTTGGAGGTGCGATTGCGCTCAGCTGCGTGGGAGGGGCTATCTACACCGCAGTCACAGGCTCGCCTTGGTACGTGGTGGCGATCTTCCTAGGTTTGCCGGTCGCTTCGATCATCAAAGCTGTGCGCTCGATCGACAAGGCGAAGTCAAAAAGCTAGCCTAGGCTCTTTCGCGTGGACACGCGAGAGCGGTCGTAGATTTTTGCCGTAGTCTTCGCATCAGCATGCAGTTCGGGCAGTCCACCGTACTGCGCCTTGTGCTGCGTTGTGTAGTAGGCCCGCAAATCATGGAAGGTGAAGCGGCGCGGGATGATCTTGTCCGCGACCGCCTTCGACATCGCACGTTGCCAAGTTGAAGCGAAGCCGTCGTCGGTGTATGGATTGCCGTCGCGCGTGGTGAAGACGTGCAAGCACTCCTCGGGCCGTGGCAGTGCGCGCAGTCGCCGAATCAGATCCTCCATGCCTGCCGTGATCGACACGCTCTCAACGCGCGTTGCCCCGCCGTGTTGCTTCGCGCGCATCAATCGAATCGTGTTCGCCTCGCTGTCGATCTGAGGCAGCGTGAGGTGCAGGAACTCGATGCGACGTGAGCCGACCATCGCGGCAAACTCGGCCATCAAGCCGATGACCTGGCGCTGCGGGCCCTGTGTGTTCAGCCATGCCAGGAACGCCGCGAACGTCTCGGGCTCGGGCGCTTCTGTACGTGGCCGTTCGAGGTTGCGCTTCACTTGCTTGCACGGGTTCACGTCGATGTCTCCGCGCTCGACGGCAACCGTCATCAGGTTGGCCAGCAGCGCGACCTCGCGGTTTGCGCGCACCGGTGCCTCGGCCCGCTCGACACGTAGGTACCGCGCGATGTCCGCAGGTCGGATCAGCCGCGCCGAAACCTTGCCCATCACCTCGAGCAGCTTCACGCTGTACTCGGTGTAATCGCTCTTCGTGCGCTCGCCTAGCCTCTTCCATTGCGGCATCGTCTGATAGGTGCGCCAGAGCTCTTCGATCGTGCCGGCGTCGCCGCTCGTGCCGTTCAGGTCGAGCACCTTTTGAATTGCTGCGCGCTTGTCCTGGCCGAGACTGATCGGCTTCCCTCCGACCGGGTGATACCGGTACGTCACCTTGTCGCTGCTGGCGTGTGGACGCGCCTCCATCCGGGGCAGCAGGCCGAAGCCTGATGCCCTCTCTCTTTTTCTTCCCATCACTTGCTCCAGTTGAATCCAGCGGGCGACGTGTAGCTGCCTGTGGCATTGAGCCGCTCTTCAACCAGGCGGCGGCCGACCAGCGGAAGGCCGTCAGGGCGCCGTGGCAGTTCCTTCACGCCGAGAAACGCGCACAGGTGTCGTGCCTGCGCGTGGCGCTGCGTGAGCGGGAAACACATCTCGTCGACCTCTTCAGCAGAGAGGAATGGCGTGGTGAGTAGGGCTTCGATCAAAGTTCCCCCTTCTGCGAAAGCGCGTGCGCCAGGTGCCGCGCGTAGGTGCTGACGGCTCGCCAGTAAGCCGCCATCGGGCCCTTCCGTTTGAGCCACGATTTCTCGGCCTCGGTGTTGGCCTGGTCGCGCAATTCGCGCATGACGGCCTCGATGCGTCGGCGATCCTCGACCGGTAGGGCGAGTAGCGCCTTCCCCGCGGGCAACTTCAGCAGCGGGTTCTCGTAGCCCATCACGCTTCCTCCTTGCTCGAAATCCCCCCAGAGCCAGCAATGGGCTGGGGCATCACCACGTAGTCGAAGCCGTCTTCATCCTGCGGGTCTGGAATGAGTTCTACCTTGATGTTCGACAGACGCACCGCGCGCTGAATTTCGAGGACATCGCCGATCTGCAGCATCCCGTCGGACCACTCGCGTTCGATGACCTCGTGGATGCTGTCGGCCGAGCGCTCGGGATCGGCGTCGTTCCAGAACATGTTTGCCTGCTCTGGGCCCTCTGCACTGGGGGCGGCTGGTGCTCCGTTATGCGATGCGAGGTCGTCTATCGGCACAAGACGGCATGCCACGACGCGAGGTGTTGGTTCAAGGATCGACTGCTTCGCGGCGTACTCCGCGTTCTCGCGCAGCGATGCGATGGCCGTGCGCCTGCGCCCTTGCATCACGATGTAGATCGGTCCGCCGAGCGTGTCCGGCGCCTCCTGCTCGCGCGCAGCGGTGGCAGTACTGGGTGCGGCGAGGTGGGCGCGATAGAACGCCACCGCCTTCACGATCAATTCACAGTCGGCCAGCTTGCGTCGGATGCTGAAGTGGCCTTCTGGCGTGGTTTCGCGATACTCATCGTCTCCCAGAATCTCGGCGTCGTATGGCAGCCCCTGGCAGTCGGGCGCGGCAACGAAGCAATCCAATATTTCGCCGTCACGTTCGCGTTTGCGCACGAACCACAGGCCCGGCGTGCTGTCATCTGGCGTTGCCCCTTGCCCGTCTCCGGGTGCTGCATTGGGCTGCGTGGCTGCGAGGGCGGCACCAGCGCGCAGCGCTACGACCTCGGCCTGCATTGCTCGTAGCGCCGCCTTGTCGTCTTCGTTCAGGGGCTCGTGGTGCCCGAGTATTTCGTCCAAGTGCGCCGGGGTCGGTGCGTCGGCTTGCCGCCTGTGCGTGTCGTACCAGACCGAGGGGCCGATTTCCTTGTTCATGTTCAGTCCGTCCATTTGATGCAGCCCGCGCTCGAGCAGCGACCGGTCATGCGGCCGTCGATCGCGCTGGCTGTGTAGTTGAAGAGGCCACCGCAACGGATGCATTCCATGGAGGCCTTCACGGTCTCGGCGGGGCGCAGCGTTGCGGGGTTGAAGTGGCGACGGAAGATTTCCGTCTTGGCGCGCGCTACCGCGCAGGAGAAGGCGCCGAAGCCGGGCGTGGTCATGGCGTGACGTCGATCTCGAACACTTCGACCGGCTCGGGCCCCGAAGTGCTCGTGGGTGATGGTGGAGAGCCGGTAGCCCTTGAAGGGACGCTCGATGCGGCGTGAGGTGTCCGCCGCGGGCGGGTAGCCCATGGTGAGCACCACACTGTCGTAGTGCCTGCCCACCAAGCGCTTTGCCCAGTACGGCGTGCACAGCCGGTATTCGGCGAGCTTCTTGCCGTCGCGGATCTGCTCGAAGTACTCGCGCTTCAGCGAGAGGTGCAGCGTGCGAACCGTACCGCCTTGAGCCGATTTCTGCACATCATCGGCCACGGGCGACACCTCGTGCACGCGGAGCGGCGTGGTGCTGACCACTTCAGGCGGCGCCATAGGGCACCTCGCGCATACTTTGATTCCACGCTTGGAAGGAGCAGTGATGAAAAAAGAGTTTGGGATATCGATCGAAAGGGACTTCAAGCCCTTTCCCGTTCTTTGGCATGCATCCGCCTGCCTGCGCGACATTCGGGAAGAGGGCGGGACAGGTAGTTACTGGGCAGGGTTGGGCGCGCTCGTCACTTTGGCATTTGCGATTGAGGGCTTTTGCCAAACAGAAGGTCCACAGGTGTTCGGGAGTGACTGGCTGAGTGGAAAAAAAATTGAGCGAGAACCTGTTTATGAAAAGTTCAAGCTGATCGGAAAGGCAGTGGGGGCGAACGTGAACTACGGAGCCTTGCCATGGAGTGACGTTCGACGAGTTCTCAGGGCCCGCGATTCGCTGGCGCATCCACGACCGGCGAAAAGACAGGGGGCGGCCAGGTTGGTCATCGCTCCAGATGAACATCCAATCGATGCGGCAGCCCACCTCGTTATGGAACCTTGGGAGCATCTCCTTGAGCTCAAGGCGGCGGAGAAAATCGCCAGCAGCGTTGACAGCGCGATCAAGCAGATTTGGTCCAGGATGGGGCGCAAGCCTTGGGACCTTCACATGCATGGAACCACGAGCTACGTCATGTCCACTGTGAGGAGCGAATAGAGGCGGCCTGCGCACGGCGCGCACGTGCTCGGAGGAGGTGTCGAGGAGGTTCAAAATACCTTCCTTTGAATCGTGAAGTGGGAAGCCGTGACGCAAGAAGAATTCGAGTACCGCGGCAGGCGTGTCTCAGTCGAGGTCGTCCTAGCGGATGGAAAGTACGGCTGGGTATTTCGGATTGCCGACGAGAAGCCTGTGAGACTCAGCCGGTCGCCGGCCAGTACTACTGGACAAGCCTTCGAGGAAGCAATCTCCGCCGCGAAAAGCGTGCTCGACTTGCGCGAGGCAGTGGCCTGACGATGCCGACTAAACCCACACGCACAGCCACGCAGTTGCGGCAGATGCTGATACAGCGCATCGAAGCCTTGCCCGGCCTTCGAGGGCAGCAGACGGATGTGCATCGCGGAGGCGTGATCGGCATGCCGGCCGAGGAGGGCGGCCCGAACTGGACGGTGCGAGTGGTTTCCGACCGCGGCACGCACCGGTCCGACATCGCCCAGATCATTCGGACGCTGCAGATGCAGTTCGACTTGGAGGATTGAGGGCGGTGATACTCCAGCCATCAAATGATGGAGGTGGCGATGAAGAGAGACGACATGTTCGATGGGGCGAGTGCGGTCGGCGCGCTCGCATTGGTGGTCTTGCTCGCATCGCTTGCTTTGATCGCGGCTGGGGGTTGGACCTGGTTCGCCAGATTCTTGGAATCGGCTGCTCCGGCTTGGGTGCAGGCTGTCGGGTCCGTGGTTGCAATCCTTGCCGCCGTCTGGATTGGTAAGCGGCAAGCCGAAACGGCGATTCAGCTTCAGCGCGACTTGTCGGTGTCGGAAGCCAGAAGAAAGCTTGAGGTGCTCGCAGGACTTGTGGATGCCGCTGCGCCGGCCATAAAGGAGGAGCGTGACGATGCGAGCCGGAACACAAATGCATGGGCGAAACTGTTTGATGACGCCGAATACAAGGAGTATGTCGACGCGGCTGCAGCCCTTTCGATCAACGATCTGCCCAGCTACGCGCTCGTCAAGACCTTGAAAGAGATTCGGTATCGACTCTTTTGTTGCTGGGACAACCTGAGGGACATATCTAGTAGTCCGGCCAACAAGGCTCACGTTGATGAGATGGTCGGATTTCTGGACTTCAACCTTGAGGCATTGCGCGAAGCCCGCAAGACAATCGCTTACGAAGCTAAGTCGCTCGGGATCGAGCTTCCGCATGAGCCTTTGGAGTTCGGTGCTCACGCGGCGGCCCTCCCGTAGATCTGCGACTCGTGCGCAAAGTTGGCCCGCACGAGCGCCTCGGCCTGCGCCGGCGCCACGCTGTTGCCGCACATTCGCACCTGAGCCGTCGCGCTGAGCTTGATGCGCGGCACCGCCAGCGGGTCAGCAGCCTGCACGCCGCCGGCGAAGAGCAGCGCCGGATCCGGAATCTCGTGGATCACGTAGTCGGCCGGGAAGCTCTGCGCGAGGAACAGCTCGGGGGCCTTCAGCATCCGCAGCGTGATATCGACCAGCACCCACCATTGCCCCTCGTGGAGCATCAGCACCAGGTCGGCCGGCTCCGGGAATTGCTCGGGTAGGTGCTCGTGCAGCAGGGCGGCGCAGCGCCGCGCCCGTTCGCGCAGCTCAGGCGCCAGGCAGTTGGCCGGCACTTGCTCGATCTCCACGAGTCCGATGCGGTCCTTGGTCGGCAGCGTATGCATGGGCTCGCGGAGCGAGACGCCATCGCGCTCGTTGCCGTAGTACTTCACGCAGTAGGCGGTGATCAGGCGCTGATTCGCGCCCTTCGACGTGATGGTCGAGAGCGGGTCATCGGCCGGGCGGCCGGTGTTGTCCTCGTTGAATCCGCCGTAGGCCTGCTCGATGCACGCCGACACCAGAGCCTGCTCGCCGCGATGCGCGCCGGTGACTGTGCGAAGCGGCTCGGCAACGTCATTGCCGGCGCGCTCGCCGTGGTGCGTCAGGTGCGTGAGGTGGACGGCAGCGACCGCGCTGGTGGCACCGCTGGCCGTCACCGTGTTGAGCGGTTGCTCGACGCTGCGCACGCCGTGGCTGAAGCGCTTGCTGCCATCCTTGCCTTCGCCGTGGCCCGCATCGACCAGGTGCGCGGCCACGATGCCCAGCGGGACGCTGCCGCCCGGGCGCTTGATGAAACTGTTCGCCGTGACGGTATGGAGCGGCTCCTGGATGTCGTGTCCCACGCTGTTGGAGCGAAACTTCGTGATGAACGCGCCTTCGACCACCGCATGCTTCACGCCGCCGGCCACGACCGTGCCGAGCGGGCGCGTGATGTCGAGCGCGCGTGGCTCCTGCCCGGCGCGCTCGCCGTAGCCGATGGTCACCAGGTTGGCGCTGGCCAGCGCGTGGTGCGTGCCGCCCGCAGAGATGGTCGACAGCGGCTGCTCGATGTCGTCGCCCTGCAGGTGGCTTTCTTCGGTGCCGCGCAACGGCGCGAGCGTAGGCGCCACTACCGAGAAGTGCCCGCCCTTGACCTGCGCGCAGATGGTGCGCAGCGGCTCGTCGGCTGCCATCGTGCGTTGGTTGCTGGCGTTCGCGTGCTCGTTGACGAATGGAGCCAGCACCGGCCCGACCGCGGCGAACCCGTTCGACGACGTGACGGTGCGCAGCGGTTGATCGGCGCCCCATGCGTTCGGGCCGCGCCCGGTGGTCTGTCCGTTCGCCGTGTTGGCGACGAATGGGGCCACAACCGGCTGCGCGAGTGCACGGTGGTTTTCCGTCGTCAGCGTGCCCAGCGGCTGGTCGACCGCGGTGGGTTTGCCTGAATACGTTGGGCCGCCCGCGCCCACGATGAAGGGCTTCGGGCTGGCCAGGACGTGGCGCCACAGGCCCTTCGCCACGCGGCGCATGGTGTTGGCCGCCAACGGGCGTTCCCTGCCGAACACGCTGCGCGCGGGCAGGTTGAAGTCGATGCACTCGGCAGCTGAGCGCCAAGGCAGCAGCTTGCCGGCCAGCACCTCGCGGCTCGTTGGATCGCCGTGCGTAGCCTCGGGCCAGACGATTGGCAGTCCGTCGCGGCGGGCAACGAGGAACAGGCGCTTGCGGATGGTCGGTGCGCCTTGGTCGCAAGCGCGCAGCTCGCGCCACTCGACTTTGTAGCCGTGGCCGCGCAACTGGCGCACGAAGCTCTCGAAGGTCTTGCCCTTCTTGGCTGGATCGGGAATCCACGACACCTTCTCCACGCGCTCGCCGAAGTCGTTGATGTACGACGCATCGACTGCCTTCAACGGGCCCCATGTCTGGAATTCTTCGACGTTCTCCAACATCAGCACGCGCGGCTTGGTCAGCGCCACCCAGCGCATGCCCACCCATGCCAGGCCGCGGATGTGCTTCGCCACGGGCGTACCGCCCTTGGCCTTGGAAAAGTGCTTGCAGTCGGGCGAGAGCCAGACCAGCGCTACCGGCTGGTTGTGGGTGACCTTGATGGGGTCCACTTCCCACACGCTCTCGAGCAGATGTCGCGTGAGCGGGTGGTTGATCGCGTGCATCGCCAGTGCCTCGGGATCGTGGTTGATGGCAATGTCCACCGGGCGACCGAAGGCAGCTTCGAGGCCGGTGGACGTGCCACCGCCGCCAGCGAAGTTGTCGATGATGAGCTCGTGCGGGAAGAGCTCCATGGTGAAGTCGTCGCGCTTCATGCGGCGGTTTCCTCGCGCGAAGCGCTTTCGACATGGGCGACAACGCCAGAGCGGTAGTGCAGGCGGCTACCCATGCGGCTCGGCAGGGAAAACGCATCCATCGCGCCAGGGCGGCCGTCGTAGGGGCGCAACTCGGCACCGGTGTAGTAGCCGGTCGTGGTCAGGTGCGCGGTGCGCGGCGAAGCGACAGCTGCTGCGCCATTGCCAACGGCCATGCGCACCCGAAAGCTCGCGTCGAAGGCGTTGAGCTGCTCACGGCCGGTCGTGCTGATGGTGTACAGCGTGGTCCGCGTGCGATCGTGGCGGCGGGCGGCCTGACGCATTACCAGGCCGGCGGCGTGCAGTTCGTTGAGTTGGTCCGGCACCGCGCGGCCGCAGGCCTTCGCAATGGTCGAGCGTTCGCAGAGATCGGCCTGGGCGACTGTGCGCAGCACGGATGCCAGTTCATCGGTGAGGACGGGCGGCATCATGGTCAGGCGCCTACGGTCAGATTGACGCGAGACCGGTCGAGGTCAAGATCGCGCGCCACGAACTCGGCCAGCACGAGCCCTTGCAGATGGCGCACGTCGTGGATGTTCGCGATGACCGCGTCAGGCTTGAAGCGAGCGCCATCGGTCGCGCTGACGTGCGCACCCTCGGCCTGTCCTTCGCAGCCGGGGCGAGTGACTTGCCACAGCACACCCCCCGCCGCACGCACCATGTCGGCTTCGTTGTCGAAGCGCACATCGGTGATGGCGAAACGCGTCTCGCCGGCGCGCTGGTGCGACACCATGCGCGAGAGCATCGCGCGGGTCCAGTAGCGGTCGTGTTGCGCGCGGCGGTACTCAGTGCCCCACCATTGCAAGATCTGCCGCGGAGTGCGCGGCGCATCCAGCCATTCGTCGCTGAGCGGCGCGCGGTGGTCCGGCGCTGCCGCGCTGAGAGAAAACACCACGGACGCCAGGAACGGCTGTGGCGCGAGGCGCATGCGCAGCGCGACGTTCGGTCGGCTCTTGGCGCCCGGGTCAGCCAGGTCGCACACCGGCACGCCGAAGCCCTCGGAGACTTCCGCGCGCAGCGCGTCGGCGAATGCCATTTTCCGGAAGCGCGCATGCGCTACGAGCAGGTCGGCCACGGTGTCTTTGCCTGCGCCGGCCCAGCCGGAGAGTCCAACGATATGGACCTTCATGCCGGCACCTTCGATGCGCGCAGTACTTCGGCGCAGCGCTTGTAGCCGCGGGCTTCGCAGAAGGCCAGCACCGTGCGGGACATGGTCATCGGCGTGTCAGCGTCGATCCAGCCGTTCGCGATGCACTCACGCAGCATGTCGGGGTCGTCCTGGCGGATGGCCATGTCGCACATCGCGCCGGAGTAGCCGAACATGCCGTAATTCGTCTTCGGGTTCTGGGTGGGTAGAAAGCTCATGGCTGTCCAGTCGGTTTAGTGAAGGTGGCCCGCGGTGCGCGAGGAATTGGCGCGCGCGGGGGAGGCGCTGGCGGCGCCGTCGGCGCGCTCGGCGTGGGGTGGCTCGGGCCAGCGGGGCGGCGCGAGTTCGCAGCGCGTGACGTAGCCGCGCAGCTCGTTGTTGGCGGCGTGCAGGCGGTCCAGCTCCAGGCGCAGGCAGTCGCCGGCGCGCAGGTTCGGGTTCGCTGCCATGAAGCGCTCGGCCTCGGGCCCGCGCCAGATCGCGCAGAACAGGCTCACGCCGCGCGCGCTGGTGCGCTCGCCGAGCGAGAGAATCCAAGACGGCGCGGCGTCAGCCGAGGGCGACTGGCGCGCGGTGGTGGGCCGCCCGCGCAGGAAGAACACGCCGTTGGACCTCACAGCCGTGCTCCTGCCTTCAGTTCGCGGCGCACGCGGCGGAAGGTCTTGCGAATGTCGGTGGCAACGCTCTCGGAGTACTTGAAGCGCGGGTCGTCGAGGCCGCCGACCGGGCCACTGGGCACGACAGTGCGCGGGCGCCGTGGGCGCGTGGGTTGCACGATGACGATCATGGTGTGCACCATCCGTAGATGAGCATGGCCGCGCCGATGGCGGCCATGATTGCGGGCGTCGCGAGCATCGCGGCGGTCTTGATCGGGCCCGGGGCGGGCTGCACGGGTGACGTCCTCATGACGGTGTGCTCCCGGCGGCCTTGGCGGCCTTCCAGAATTCGGCGAGCGCGTCGAGGCTGATGCGCGCGCAGAAATCGTCGCCTTCGCGCCAGATGCCGACGGCACCGCCGTCGTCGCCGAAGTCGAAGGCCAGCACGTGAAAAATGTCGGGCCCGAAGTCGAAGCCGAGCAGCCGAATTGCACTGTCCAGCGTGCTCTGCGGCAGCTTCACCGGCCGCATTGGAATGTTGAGCGGCACCAGCGCAGTCGGGACGCGTGGCGCGCTCACGATGCTTGCTCCAGCACGAGTTCGTCGCCGGCGAGAAACTCGGCAAGGGCCTGCTGCGCCTGTTCTTCGTCGTCGAATAACTTCACCTCGCACGCTTCGAGGAACAGGTCGGTGTCGAGCACCAGCAGCTGCGCATTCATGCGGCACCTCGGTCGTGCTCGAGTTGCCAGTCGCCGCGCGGGCCCTCGCCGCGCACGATGCCCGTGCGGCGGCTGTAGACCACGCTGTAGCCGATGCGGCGCTCTTGCAGCGTGCGCGTGGCGCGCAGCATGCCGGCGGCGGCGCGGCGCGTGATGTCGCGCGTGCCGCTGGGCGTGCTGAGGCGGAGCGCGGGCTTCACAGACCCACCTCCACCAGCGTGCCGAAGTCGTCGACGATGCCCCACATCGTGCGCACCCAGCGCCGCCCCTCGGCATCGCGCCGGCCTTCGGTGCCGTACCACTGCGGCATGCTGGTGTTGGGATGCTTGGTCCAGGCGACGCTCGTGCTGGCGTCGGCGGAATACGCAACGAAACGGTGGTCTCTGCTGAACCGCGAATCGTGTTCCAGCTTGGCCTGCGGCAGCAGGACGATAGAGCCGGGCGTAGGCGCCGCGGCATCAGCCGCGTCCTGCACGAGCTGGTGCAGCAGCTGCGCTGCCGTTTCCGACATGGGCGCCAGCACCACGCTGCGCGCCTTCTTGCTCGGGGCCTTCATGGCTCGGCCTCAGGCGGCGTGTTCGATGCGCTCGACGTCGGAGACCGGGCAGCCGGTGACGTGGTGCGCGCTGACGAAGGCGGCCTCGGCGTTCTCGGCTTTCAGCTGCACGAAGGGCTGGGCACCGGTATCCGAGGGAGCCAAGTGGCCGAGGCCGTCCTTGGGGGTGAAGAAGCAGCGGTAGCTGCGATTGCTCTGCGGCTTTGTAGCCACACTTTTCGACGCATTGGTGCGCATTGCTCACTCCATAAAAGCACCACGGGGCGCGGCGCTTGGAGTTATTGAACCACGGTTCAATAGGTAATGCAACTACAGTTCAATATAGCAAAGCGAAAAAATGATCTGTAGTTCAGAGGGGCGAAAAAAAACCGCCCTCGTTGGGGCGGCTCTTTTGTCGTCCGGCGCCTGGCCGAATGCGATCAGACTGAGTCTTCGCGTGCCGGGCTGTTACTGCGTCGTTGCGCCTCGATGAGCCGCTCGACCGTCCGCTCGAGCGACTGCAATTGCTCTATGACGCGGTCGTTTTCCTTCTTTCGCTTCGCTTCGCTCGCCACGATCTGAACGCAGCGGCTGAAGACGTAGGGAAGGACCGCCCAACCCAGTGCCATGCCTGCAATCGCTGCCTGCTGCGGTGCCGAGACCGTGGGGCCATATCCAGAGCCCAGCATGAACATACCCGCCACTGTGGCGAGAAGCGTAACGCAGTAAAGCAGTTGACTCATTCAAGGGCTCCTGAGGCTACCAATGGTTCTTTATTTTCCGCCTGGGGACGGGGTGCGCGACATAGTAGACCCACGCCACTTCGTCGAAGTGGAAGTGCAGCACGGCGGTGCTGTTGTAGCTGCCAAACCGGTAGGCGCCGCGCGTGGAAAGCAAGCGCTTGATCATCGTCTGTCCACCCACAAGCCTCACGAGGACGTCGTCCTCCAATTCCGGCTCCGTCCCGGGCTCCACCAATGCAAAGTTGCCCGGCGTGTACACGGGAATCATGCTTTCTTCCGAGATCTCGACGAGAAACGCGTGCGGGTCCGTACTCGCGACCAAGCCATATTGATCGGTGACTCCTACGGGGTAATCTCCATCAGTCCAAACACGTTCGGGTAGACCGCCGGCGCCTTTTCCGACAACCCAGATGCGCTTCGTGCGAGTCGGGTCGACTTCGATGGAGCCTTCAGGCATAGGTGGCACGTCGCCGTCGTCCCCACTGAGCATTTCGCCCTTGCCTGTGGCGAGCCAGCTGCTGTTTATCCGCAGATACGCCGCGATCTTGTCGCAGTTCGTCGCCTCCATCTCCTTCGTCTCGCCACGCACGATCTTGCGGATGCCCTGATACGACATCCCGACTGCGGCAGCAAGTTGGGAAATGGTGATGGCGCGCTTCTTCATTGCGCTGTCTAAGCGCTCGCCCAGTTCAACCATGGTTGCATGGTCGCAGATCGGAAGTGAACTGCGGTTGTAAACTGACTTGAACTGTGGTTCAATTCCCTGCATGCGCAAGTCAAAAGCCATTGAACTGCTGGGAGGAACAACTGCTTCCGCCGCCGAAGCGGTGGGCGTCACCTATCAGGCGGTGGACAAATGGCCTGAGGAATTGCCCCCACGGATCTCGGACCGTGTGCTCGCGGTCCTGGCCCGTAGGCACCTCCCGGCCTCGTTGATCGGCGAGCTTGAGACCGTCGGCCAAAGGGCAGACGTCTGATCGATGTCCACCGGCCGCGGGTGCCAGCCCCTCAAGACGCTTCACGACGCCCATGTGGCGGGCGCTCGAAGCATGCCGACCGGCGAACCCAACACGCGCCTGCACAAATCGTCGAGCGCTGCGGTCCCTCGTGGAGCGTCGACGCCGCTGGCGCGCGCGCTCAACGCGCATACCTGGAGCCATGCGCCGACGCTTTCCCTGCTGAGCTCGGGCTCGACCTCCAGCAGCAATACCAGCTGCTGGAGGAATTGCTCGATCGCGTCGATCCGCTCGGTCGTCGTTGGGGGCGCTGCTTCCGTGGTTTCCATGGCTATTTCTTTCATTCGAGGATTGCATGAGAGCAACTGTCTCAGTTCCTGATCACCTCGCCTATGGTGGCGACGACCCCGCGCCCAACAGGGTGCGTGGACAGGACGTGGCCGATGCGGCCTACAACACAGCGCACGGATACCCCGGCGGCATTGGCGCCTTAGCCCTGCGCATGGGCGTCAATAAGAGCACGCTGACCAACAAGGTCAATCAGCAGAACACCACGCATCACCTGAGCCTGCGTGAGGCGGTGGCGATGCAAGACTTGAGCGGCAACTACGCCGTCCTTTACGCAATGGCCGAGGCCTTGGGCCACACCTGCACGCGTGCAACGCCCGATCAATCGCTCGGGAATCCCATCGACGCGTTCATGCGTATGCAGGTCGCGGTGGCCGAGTTCAGTAGTTCGGTGGCAGATGCAGTGCGCAACGGCCCGGGCGCCGTCACCAGCAACCAGGTGCGGCGTGCCGACTACAACGCGCAGGAACTCATCGCATCCGTCGGGCACGTGCTCGCGATGATGCGCGGCCACATGCGTTCGGCGCCGGAGTCGATGGCATGAGCGACCCCACCCCCCCATGCGAGCAATTCGCGCGCGTCGGACAGCGCGTTTTGTCAGTAACTACAGGGCACCTTTTTGGTGATATTTGTAACCGAAACGGGGGGTCCTCCCTGGCCCTAGGCCAAGAGGGTAATTCGAACCCCTCGCGGTGTGTAGTCAGCGGAGTGCGAACTTACTGATGGCCTCGAATTACGACGACGTGCTGGGCCAGCTGCAGGCCGCGGGCCTGATCGTGGACAGCCTGGACATCGGCCGGCTGCGCCGCTGCCGTGTGGTCGATGACCGCGAGCGCCGTGGCTGGTACCTGCTGCACGAGATCCGCATGGACAACGGCGAGGACCTCATCGTCGGGAGCTACGGCGTGTGGCGCGGCGCGGACAATAACGCGACGAAGGTGGAGCTGCGCAAGACCGAACTCAGCGCCGAGCAGCGCGACAGCCTGCGCAAGCGGCTCGCCGACGACAAGCGCCGCGCCGAGCAAGCGCGCCAGGCCGATGCCGATCGCGCGGCGGCCCGAGCCACCTCCGCCTGGCGCAAGTGCTCCGAGCAAGGTGACAGCGGCTACCTCCAGCGCAAGGGGGTGGGGGCGCATGGTGTGCGCTTCAGCCCGCAGGGCGCCATGGTCGTGCCGATGCTGGACACGGCGGGCCGTGTTCACGGCCTGCAGATCATCCGGGACCGCAAGAAGCAGGGCGTGCGCCTCGAGAAGGAGTTCTGGCCCGCGGGCCTCGTGAAGAAGGGGCACTTCCACCTGCTGGGCATGGGCGGGCCGATCATGCTCGTAGCTGAGGGCTACGCGACGGCCGCCAGCCTGCACGAAGCTACGGGCCTGCCGGTCGCTGTCGCGTTCGATGCCGGCAACCTGCAGCCAGTCGCGGCCGAGCTGCGCAAGCGCTACAAGCTGGCGAAGCTGCTCATCTGCGCCGACGACGACAACACGCAGAAGTGCCAGCAGCCCGAGTGCAAGCGGCGCGTGTGGGTTGCCGACGGCCCGATCTGCCCGCACTGCGGCCAGCCGCACAAGGCGACGAACGCCGGCGTGTCCGCGGCCAGCCTCACCGCCATGGCCGTCGGCGGCGGGTGGATGGTGCCAGGCTGGGCCGACCCTGAAACACGCCGCACCGACTGGCTGGAAAAGGGCGCGAAGCTCAACGACTTCAACGACCTGCACCTGGCCGAGGGCCTGCACGCCGTGCGTGCGCAGGTGGAGTCCCGCATCTCGGGATTGGGCTGGCGCGCGCAGGGCGCGGCGCGTGCCCCACACAGCAAGGGGAGTGGGGCCGACGGCAAGCCTGCGGCCGCGCCGCTGCGCCCCATCGATTCGCTCGACGAGCTGCTCGAGCGCTTCGCGCTGGTCTATGGCCAGGGCGGCGTCACCTTCGACCACCAGGAGCACATGCTCGTGGCGCTCAGCGACATGCGCGATGCGTGCCTGAGCCGGGAGACGCACCGCGCGTGGGCCGAGCATCCCGAGAAGCAGATCGTGCGTGTCACCGAGGTCGGCTTCGATCCAGCGTGCACCGACACCACCATCCACTGCAACCTCTGGGCAGGCTGGCCCACGGAGGCGAAGGCGGGGAAGTGCGAGTACCTGCTCGACCTGCTGCGCCACATGTGCGCCGGCGACAGCCGCCCGGATGCGCTGTACGAGTGGGTGCTGCGATGGATCGCCTACCCGATCCAGCACCCGGGCGCGAAGATGAAAACGACGCTCGTGTTGCACGGGCCGCAGGGCACCGGCAAGAACATGTTCTTCGAAGCGCTAATGGCGATCTACGGGCGCTACGGCCGCGTCATCGACCAAAGTGCGATCGAAGACAAGTTCAACGACTGGGCCAGTCGCAAGCTGTTCCTCATCGCTGACGAAGTGGTGGCGCGGTCCGACCTCTACCACGTCAAGAACAAGCTCAAGGCCTTCATCACCGGGGACTGGATCCGCATCAACCCGAAGAATTTCTCGGCATACGACGAACGCAACCACGTCAACCTGGTGTTCCTGAGCAACGAGACGATGCCGGTGGTGCTCGAGCAGGACGACCGGCGGCACGCCGTCATCTGGACGCCCGAGAAACTGAGCCGCGAGTTCTACCGCGACCTGCTCGTGGAGCTGGAGAACGGCGGCGCTGCAGCGCTGCACGACTACCTGCTGCACGTCGACCTCGGCGACTTCACCGAAGGCACGCTGCCACCGATGACCGAGGCAAAGCGCGAGCTGATCGACCTCAGCATGGACAGCCCGAGCCGCTTCTTCAAGGCCTTCGAGTCGGGCGAGATCGACGGCTTCCCGGCCAGGAACGCGCCGAAGCTGCTGAGCCCGATGCTGCCCCTGGACCTCTACGCCCTGTACGGGGCCTGGTGTCATCGCGTGGGCCTCAAGGCGCTGCATCAACCACGGTTCGCGAGCGAGCTGATGCGCAAGCACGGCGCCAAGACCCTTTCGAAGCGCTACGACCTCGGCGTGGGCGTGAAGGGCCCGTCCGGGGTCACGTTCCTGCCCGGTGGTGCCGAGTGCCCGGTCGGCGAACACGAGCCGACGTGGATCGGCGACAGGGCGCGCGCCTTCAAGGACTCGCTCAAGGTATTCCGCGAAGGGGGGCATTGATGTCGCAGGGGTCGTTCGTCCAGTTCTGTGAGGCATGTGAGCTATCTGTGAGCCATGGTGTGAGGCAAGAAAACCCAATGAAATCAACGCTTGTGAGGTATGTGAGGCATCCCGGCCTCACTCGCCCATGTGTGCGCATGCACAGGTGCGTGCGCACACCCGCATGCACGTGCACCCGCCTGCATGCCTCACATACCTCACATACCCCACACGCCAATGCCGACAGGCACTTACGTGCGCACCCATGCCCCACACCACCCCTCACACGCCTCACAAAAAAGGATGAGATGGACGGAGAAGTGATTTCGAAGGTGATCCGCTGCACAGCGGCGAACGCGGCTGCGTTCGAGGCCATGGTCAATGGCTGGCCGGAGCTGAAGGCGTTGGTGCGCCGCCTGCGCGCTGACGACCTGTTCCCGGGCCTGCGCGGGATGCAGGTGACGCTGACCGGCAGCCCTGCATGGGTCGGGAAGGGGTTGGCCGCAATCGCAACGGATAGGGCCGGCGATGCAGTCGTGGGGAGGCAGCATGCAGATTGACCTCAAGCTGGACGGCATTGGCGCGGTGCGCAAGACCCTCGCGCGGCTGAGCGGTCCGCAGGCACGGGCTGCGTTCGCTGCCGCGCTCAACGACACGGCGTTTCAGGTGCGCCGCGTGATGCGCAGCGAGATCCAGAACACCTTCGACCGCCCGACGCCCTATGTCGTGAACAGTGTCTACGTTCGCCAAGCCACCGCGGAGCGCCTCGAAGTCGGCATCGAGCCGACCTACTTCGGTGGGAAGGGCATCGACCCGCAGCAGATCCTCCGCGCCCAGTCCTTCGGCGGCACGCGGCGCGACAAGCGCAGCGAGGTCGCGCTGCGCCGCGTGGGCATACTGCCCGCGGGGTACCAGACGGCAATCCCACGCGTGCCTTTTCCTGGCAGCGACGACGGCCGCGGCAACCTGCGCGCCGCCTTCATCGTGCAGCTCATCAGCTACTTCCAGGCGTTCGGGGAGCAGGGCTACAGGGCGAACGCCACGGTGCGGCGAAAGAAGGCCATCCAGCGCGGGAAAGAGCAGGCAGGGCCGTTGCTGCCCGGCCGCAAGCGCACCACCAACGGCCGTCGCTACCTCGTTGCATACGGCCGCCTGCGGAGCGGCCCGACTCGGCACCTGGCGCCTGGCATCTGGGCCGCCAGTGGCACCGATGGCGTGCGCATGCAGCCGGTCCTGATGTTCGTTCGGGCGGGCGTATACCGCGCGCGATTGAGCATGGATGCCGTGGCATCGAGGGCCAACCTCGACGAGTACCTCGCGCGCCGTCTGCGCTTTCGCATCCGCCAAATCGCAGGGGAGTGACCATGGCCGACACCAACCTGATGACGATCGCCGAATTTTCCGCGCACCTCGGGTACGGGCGCACCTATGGCTACCAGTTGCAGAAAGAGGGCCGGCTCGTGATGGCCGAGGACGGCAAGCACGTCTTGGTGGCCGAGAGCATTGCTCGTGTGCGCGTCACCGAAGACCCCAGCAAGCAGGGCGTGGCTCAGCGTCACGCAGCGGCGCGGCTTCAGAAAGCCAGTCCTCCCGAGTCCGGCGTGGCTGCACCCGATATGCCGGCCGACGATGACCCCGACGCTGGCCCAGTTGGCGGCCCCGTGCCGCCCGGTTTCGACTTCCAGGTCGCGAAGGCGAAGCGCGAACACTTCGCCGCACTGGAAGCCGAGGTGTCGTACCGGGCTCGCGCGAAGGAACTGCTAGAGGCCTCGGAGGTGCGGGCAGCGGTGAGCGAGGTGATGACGGTGCTGCGCACCACCATCGAGGGGATGTCCCATCGGCTCGCGCCGGCGCTCACCGCGGCTGTAAAGGAAAGCGAAGTGCGGGCGATGTTGGATGCCGAGATCCGCTATGCCTTGGACACCGCATCGGCGAGTCTGGCGAAGTTGGGGAGGGTCTGATGTCGGCGCAATGCCTTGAACTCTTCGAAGTAGCTGCCCGAGCGATCGCGCCGCGGCGCCCGATGACAGTGTCGCAGTGGGCGGATACGCATCGCATCCTCAGCAGCAAGGCCAGCGCGATGCCCGGACGCTGGGTGACCGCGCGCAACCCGATGCTGGCCGAGCCCATGGACTGCATGAGCGCCACCAGCCTCGTGCGCGAGATGGTCGCGATCCTGCCGATCCAGTTCGGCAAAAGCGAGATCGAGACCAACATCATCGGCTACACGATGTGCGAGGACCCGGGCCCGATCATGGTCGTGTTGCCGGGCGAGGTTTCGATGAACAAGTTCATCAACCAGAAGCTGAACCCGCTGCTCGAAGAGACCCCCGAATGCGAGAAGGCGCTGACGTCCACGGTTTCGCGAAATTCGAGCAACACCCGCGGGTTCAAGGACTTCGCCGGCGGCCAGCTCTACATGGAGCACACCGGCAATGCCAAACGTCTGAAGTCGACCAGCGCCCGGCTCGTGCTCGTCGATGAATACGACAGCGTCGCATCAAGCCTACCGAGCGGCGATGACCCCGACGCGATGCTCGACGGTCGGAACAGCGCGTTCCCCTCGACCTCGAAACGAGCTTCGGTGGGCACGCCCGAAATCAAGGGTCTTTCGCGCCTCGAAGCGAAGTACGAGAAGTCGGACCAGCGGCTGTATCACGTGCCGTGCCCGCATTGCGAACACATGCACCCGCTGACCTGGGAAGGGTTTCACTGGGCAGTGGGCTCGGACGGCAAGGTGACACGCGCCTGGTGCGTATGCCCCGAGTGCGGCGCGGAAATCGAGGAGCATCACAAGGACCGGATGGTGGACCAAGGCTGCTGGGTTGCAGCACATCCTGAGCGCAGCATTCGCGGGTACCGGGCGAGCTTTCTCTACTACCGCTTCGCGCTGGGCCCGCGCTGGGCGGAGATGGCCCAGGTCTGGGTTGACGCGCAGGGAGACATCGCGGCCATCAAGACCTTCATCAATGATCGCCGTGCTGAAGCATGGGAAGACCCGGCCATGCGTTCGGTACGTCACAACGCGATCGCCGAGCGGGCCGAGCAGTACCTCATGCGTTCGGCGCCCGCGGGCGTGATGGTCATCACTGCGGGCGTCGACACACAAGACAACCGCCTGGCCGTCCAGATCGTCGGCTGGGGCCGCGGCATGGCGTTCTGGGTCATCGACTACATCGAACTGATGGGTGACCCTGCCGATGATGCCGTGTGGGTCAGCCTCACCGAGCTGCTCAATCAGCCGATCACTCATGAGTGCGGTGCGACCTTGCGCGTCGAGGCCGTGGCCATCGACATGGGCGGCCACCGGACGGAAGCTGTCAAACACTACGCGCGCCAGAAGCTCACCAAGCGGCCCATGGCGATCTACGGCGCGAAGCACAACAACGCGCCCGTGCTGGGCAAGGGCAAGCTCGCCGACATCGACTGGCGCGGACGCCTCGACAAGCGGGGTGTCATGACGTATCAGGTCGGAACGGTCGGGATCAAGCATTGGCTCTTCGGCCGCCTTTCGACGGACGGGGGGCGTGCGGCGGAGCAACGCCTGACCCATTTCAGCGCAGAGCTCGAGCCAGGCTACTTCGCTGGCCTCGTGAGCGAAACCTACGACCCGAGGAAGAACCGGTTCGAGAAGAAGCGCGGGGCGCGTAACGAGCCGCTCGACACCTGGGTCTACGCCTATGCGGCCACCCACCACCAAGAGCTACGGCTGCACCGCTGGACCGGCGCCGACTGGCAGCGAGCGGCCGAGCGCATCCAAGCGCGCGCCGGCACAACAGACCGCCCAGGCGCGGCGGTCGCGCACGTCAATTCGAAACTGGCGCCGGCGCCAGCGCCGCCATCTGCCGCAGCGCCACGCCCGCGGCCGGCTGCGCGAGCGCCGGCGTCCCTTGCCTCTGATGATTGGAGTTCCCGCCTGTGATCGAACTACCCTTTGTGATGACCCCCGGCCAGAGCGAAGACGCGGCCGTCCAGCTCGAGCACGACATCATCGGCATCGTGCGCGAGGAGATCGGCATGCATGAGCAGATGGCCACCGTGTTCGCGCAGGCACTCGTGCGAGGACTGCGCCGTCGGTTGGGTGGCGAGAACCTCTACATTCCGGCGCCCGACCGCACCGAGCGAGACGCGGCCATCCGGCGCGACTTCACCGGAACCAACTGCGACGAGCTCATGCGCAGGCACGGTCTGAGCCGGACGCGAATCTATGAAATCGTCAGCCAGAAGGCGCCACGCGCCGGCGGTGCAAAAAATCCGGATTCGCCCCTAAAAACCGGACAGGCAAACGGATAGCTTTACGACCATGACCACCGCCACCGACATGCTCGCCAGCTACATGGCCGCCGAGTCCGCGATCCTCACGGGCAAGACCATTCAGTTCAATGGACGAACGCTTACAAATGAAAACCTGAGCGAGATCCGCAAGGGACGTCAGGAATGGGAGCGGCGCGTTGCCGTCGAACAAGGCCGCGCCCGTTCTGGGCTCGGCTATTCCGTCGCCACCTTCGGCGATCACCCTGGCTGCGGGCGGGACTGACCCATGGACAACGAACCGGTCGCAGAACTTAACCTTCTTGATCGCCTGATTGGCGCGGTCAGTCCGCGCGCCGGCGTCCGTCGCGCCGAGGCCCGACGAGTCCTCGCGCACTACGAAGCCGCGAAGCCGACCAAGCAGCGCGCGCGTCGCAACGACAACAGCAGCCCGAACAACCTGGTCAGCGGCGGCGCGGCGCAAATCCGCGCGCACATCCGCTACCTCGAACGAAACCACGACCTGACGCGCGGTGCGTTGCGCACGCTGGTGAACAACACGGTCGGCCCCTTCGGTATCGGCATCGAGCCGCAGCCGAGACGCATGGATGGCACCATTCACGAAGAATACGCCAGCGCCTTGCGGGAAGCACATCGAGACTGGCAGCGCCGGCCCGAGGTGACCGGAAAATACCGCTGGCCCCTAGCGCAGCGGATGACCGCTTACACCTGGCTGCGTGACGGCGAAACTTTCGCCCAGGAGCTCAAGGGTCCAGTCGTGGCGCTCAATCACGGCACGCGCGTGCCGTACTCGCTGGAGCTTCTCGAGCCCGACTTCGTGCCTCTCGACTACGACGACCCGAGCCGAAATATCCGGCAGGGCATCCAGCGCAACGCCTGGGGCGAGGCAACCGGCTATTGGGTCTACAAGGGCGACCCGCGCGAGGCGATGACGGTGAACGACATCGGCAGCCTCAAGTTCATCCCGGCGAGCAACATGATGCACGTCGCCACCTTCGACCGCTTGCACCAGCAGCGCGGCGTCTCGGAGTTCGCCAGCGTCATCACACGCGGCGAGGATCTGAAGGACTACGAAGAGAGCGAGCGCATCGCCGCCAAGGTGGCTGCGTCGCTCACCGCCTATGTGAAGCGCCTCGATCCTGCTGGCTTCGACGCGACGGCACTGCCTGTCGATGAAGAGGGCAATGCCATCCCGCGCGACCTGCGCATGCAGCCGGGGATGATCATCGATTCGCTGGTGGCCGGCGAAGAGATCGGCATGGTGGACAGCAAACGCCCGAACCCGAACCTGATCGGCTGGCGTGCGGGACAGCTGCGCGCGTTTGCTGCCGGCATCGGCGCGAGCTACTCGAGCGTGAGCCGCGACTACGACGGCACGTACAGCGCCCAGCGCCAAGAATTGGTCGAGCAGTGGATCCACTACGCCGTGCTGTCCGACGAATTCGTCTCGATGTTCGTCCAGCCATCGTGGGAGTCGTTCGTGCAGATCGCCAACCTGAGCGGGGTCGTGCCGATTCCTTCGGATGTGAAGCCTGGCACCGAGGATGACGCGCTGTTTGTCGGTCAGAGCATGCCGTGGATCGATCCGATGAAAGAGGCGATGGCCTGGGAAAAGCTCGTGCAGGCCGGCTTCGCGAGCGAGGTCGAAGTGATCCGCAAGCGCGGCGGCAATCCGCGCGACGTGGTGGAGCAGGTCGATTCGTTCCGTAAGGACGCGGCCCGGCGCGCGCTGCAGTTCAGCAGCAACTACGCGACGACGAAAGGCGATGCGCCGGCACCTGCGCCCGCACCGGCACCGGACGACGAAGAAGGCCGAACGCGCAGCTCGCGCGCGTCGAGCTGACGTGAGTCATCGACTGCTTCAAATAATCCGGTTTCTTCTCTAAAAACCGGACTGGCTTTTTGGGACATTGGTTGCTCACAGATGAGCAACCACATGGCCAAAACTTCTACCTGGTACGCAGTCCGCCGCCGCACAGCAGTCGCC